TTAGAACTATGGGTAAGTCTGACGGTTCTACTATAACAGTAGACCGCACAGCCCAAGTCATCGACTCAGACCGTAAAGGGGAGTCTCGTCCGCTACTTACCAAAGTAGTAGGCGGGGCTTCTGCTGCGTATAGCCTTCGTGACCTTAACGACAAAGCAAATACCAGCAAGGTAGTCCGTGTTCGTCGTGAGAGTGACAACAATGAGCGTGACTTTACAGCCAAGGAGGTATCCAACGGTACACTCCAGAACTGGACGAACGCACAGATTACACCCCCACTTGACCTACGTGAGCTTACAGCTACGGGTCGTGACGGCCCTATCATTGAGGCAGCGGCTGCTTACAGTCTGCGTAACCTTAGTGACTCCTATACAGGTAGCGTAGTCGAGGTTCGTCGTAGTAGCGATGATGCAGTGCAGTCCTTTACGGCCGCTGAGGTTACTGATGGTACGCTGGAGGATTGGGTTACTGAAGAGCAGGTAGGGTGGAATGTGCAGCCAACTTGGGATGTGTCGGCTGGTGATGGAGTAATTTCTTCTCAATCAAGCACATCAACTACAAGCACTTTTTCAGTTACTACTACATCTGCAACTTCTTTTGTTCGACAATCCTCTAAGCCAAGTCACGTTATTGCATCTTCTGGAGACCGAGTAGTAGCCAACATAACTTTGAGTGGCTTTGATGCGGCTGTATCTGCAAGGTTACGCACCTCTGGGACTAATACAAACGTAGCACAGCAAACGGTAAGAAATGGAACTGCTGATTACACTTTTACTTTAACAGGTTCTGCTGGGTATTTTGCGTTTACAGGTATTGAAGCAACAAGTGGTGCAACCCTTACGGTTAACTCAATTAAGGTCATTGGTCAGTCTGGCTACGTATCCACTTGGTACGACCAATCAGGCAACGCCAACCACGCAACTCAAGGGACAGACGCAAGTCAGCCTAAGATTGTTAATGCTGGTACTTTGGTTACTGGTGGGTTGGACTTTGATGGTTCGGATGATGGACTGTCCTTTAGCGGACAAGTGCTCACGTCCTCTTCGTTCTATGCTGCTTCCGTGATGCAACACGCTACGGGGGTATCAACGGCTATTGGTCAAAACGTATTTGGGCAATATCAAGTAACAACATCGGGTAGATTCCAGCTATCTGCCAATAACTCAAGTGAATATTCCTTCTTTGCAAATGCAACAGACTCTATCGTGGGATTCGGCACAGGAGCAATCGGAACTTCTCAGACGCTAATCTCTATTAATGCCGACGGAAGCAATGCTGAAATCTGGCGAGACGGGACTAGCAAAGCTACGGACACTTACTCTGGATTTACCCCAACGACTGTTGATTTTACTATTGGAATCGATTCGGATGGAGAACGTGAGTTTAATGGAAAGATTGCTGAAATCATCGTCTACCCCTCCGACCAATCGGACAACCGAACAGCCATAGAAGCTAACATCGGCGACCACTACGACATCGACCTCCCATCTGGAGTAGACACAGGGTATGACCAAGTGGACGGCTTTGTGGAGACTTGGTATGACCAGTCAGGTAACGGCAATGATGCTACTCAGTTGACTGCTGGGAATCAACCCAAGATTGTTGATGGTGGTGTCTTCCTTGGTCAAGTAGACTTCCTGAATGGGGTTAGCACCTTCCTAGAGACTAACAACCATAACCTCGCCAATTTATCAGAGCTTTCGCTGTTCAGCGTTTTAGAGCCTGTAACTGCAAGCACAAATGAATTTGCAATTTCAGCAGGTAGCATCGTAAATTCTACGGGAAATTATGGTGGCTGGGCTTTATGGGCTAATGGGTATTCTGACAGATTGGACTTTACCACACAAGCCAAAGGAAGCGGAACTAATGCACAAGCACGGGGAAATATTACAAGCACCAGCCCCGTAGTATATTCCGCTACTCTTAACTGGACTACTGCACAAGCAGCGGTAAACGGTGTTCTGGGGACAGAAAATAATATTATGATTACTCCTTACAATGGTGATGCAACAAGACGCAAGTTACGCTTAGGGTGTCAATATACCTTTGCTCCTGCGTCCTTTTACAGGGGCGTAATGAAGGAAGTAATTCTTTACGCCTCCGACCAGTCAGCCAACCGTGAAGCCGTCGAAGCCAACATTAACAATCAATACGACATCTACTAATGTATCTAATCTACGAAACTGAACAAGACGCTGGTGAACGTGCTGACGAAGAAGGTAAGTACAACGGCTTCGCCTACTGGACTGAAGGCAGAGGAACACGCTGGTTGACTAAGCCAGTCCCTACTGCTGACGGCAAGTGGGCATTGGATGTCTCCGAGTACGAGATGGACGGACTTGAAGAATCCACTACTGTTGATACCTATACACCCTTAGAAGTCGAAGAGGACTAATAATTTTATGAGCAAACAATCAGCCCAATCCTTATATCAATCCCTTGAAGGTAAACGATACACCTACTTGGACAGGGCTAGAGCATCTGCAAAACTTACACTTCCATACGTCATGCCAGATGAGGGCTTCGGTTCTCACAGTCGTTTGGAAACACCATTTCAGGGCGTTGGGGCAAGAGGAGTAAACAACCTCGCTTCTAAATTACTGTTGGCACTTCTACCTCCCAACGCCCCCTTCTTTCGTTTAAAGATAGATGAGTATCAGTTACGTGCTGAAGGCGCACCTGATGAACTAATCACTGAGATAGAGTCCTCTCTTCAACAAGTAGAGGAAGCAGTGATGGATGAGATCAGTGGCAACACTTACCGCACAGGTATTCACGAAGCTCTTAAACATCTTATCATTACAGGTAACGCACTTATATATCTGCCAGACGAGGCAGGTCTACGCGTGTTCCACCTTGATCGTTTCTGCGTAGAGCGTGATGCTATGGGCAACGTCCTTTATATATGCACCAAGGAAGACCTATCTTATATGTCACTGACAGAAGAGATGAAGAGTCTTACTGGTGTGCAAGACATGGAGTCTCCTGATGAAGAGATTTGCTTATACACTGCTGTGTGTCGTAAAGCAGACAAGTGGCATGTGTGGCAAGAGATTAATGGAGAGATGATTCCTTCCTCTGAAGGCTCGTATCCACTAGACAAGAACCCTTTCATACCTCTACGGTTCTCTCGCATTGACGGAGAAGACTACGGCAGAGGATACGTTGAAGAATACTTAGGTGACTTACAGTCCCTTGAAGGACTGACACGTGCGCTCGTTGAAGGTAGCTCAGCAGCAGCTAAGGTATTGTTCCTTGTTAACCCTAATGGCACAACCAGAGCAAAGACTCTAGCTGAGTCTGCTAATGGTTCTATCACACAAGGTAACGCACAGGACGTATCGGTTCTCCAGCTAAACAAGTTCAATGACTTCAGAGTTGTGCAAGAGAGCATGGCTAAGATTGAAGAGCGTATGGGACATGCGTTCCTACTCACATCAGGAGTTGTTCGTAATGCAGAGCGTGTGACAGCTGAAGAGATTCGTATGCTAGGACAAGAACTAGAGTCTGCTATCGGTGGTCTCTACTCTCTACTAAGCACTGAGATGCAGTTACCTATGGTCAATCGTTTGATGACCATCATGAACAAGACCAAGTCTCTTCCTAAGTTACCTGATAATGTAGTGAGTCCTGTCATCATCACTGGTGTTGAAGCACTAGGTAGAGGCAACGACCTACAGAAGCTTGACATGTTCCTAGCAGGAGCAGCGCAGGTTGTGGGACCAGAAGCCGTTCAACAATTCATTAACGTAGAAGAATACTTTAAACGCAGAGCAACATCGCTCGGCATTAAAACAAGTGGTCTAGTTAAAGACCAAGAGCAAATGCAGGCAGAAGCCCAGCAAGCGCAACAAATGCAGATGGCAGAGAAACTTGGACCAGCAGGTATCAAGGCTATGTCAGAAGAAGCAAAACTACAACAACAACCTATAGAGCGAGGAGAACAGTAAACTATGGCTAATTATCAGTCAGTAACAGTAAGCGAGAATACTAACGAAGAGAATATTTCTCTTGAGAAACAAGCAGCTATGCAAGAAGAAGCTGCTCAACAACGGGGACAGACTTTAGAGTCTAGTGCCGACGAAGGTAAACAAGAAGTCGAAGAGACTTCAGAACGTCCTGAGTGGCTCGATGAGAAGTTTGAAAGCACTGAAGATTTAGCGAAGGCTTATAAAGAGCTACAACAAAAACAATCAAAGAAGGAAACTCCTAAAGATGAAGATCAAACAGAAGGCGAAGAAACTACTGAGCCAGACAAAACAAGCACTAGTAACGCTGTTCAAAAAGCTACAGAAGAGTTTACAGAAACTGGTAAGCTATCTGACAAAGCTTTCGTAGAGCTTGATAAGGCAGGCATTCCTCGTGAGATGGTAGAGGCTTACATCCAAGGACAAGAAGCTATCTCGACAGCAGCCGCTCTAGAGATTCAAGAGTCCATCGGAGGCAACGCAAACTACGCAGCCATGAGCGAATGGGCTGGAGAGAACCTAGCTGACGGAGACCTACAAGCTTACAACGATATTGTTGAGAGAGGCTCTGTTGAACAAGCACGTGTGGCTGTCAAAGGTATGTACGCTCAGTTCTTAGCTGCTGGCGGTAAGGCACCTAATCTTGCTCAAGGTGCTACCTCTGGTGCAGCTGGCGCCAAGGCATTTGGTTCTGCTGCTTCTATGGTAGAGGCTATGCAAGACCCGAGATACAAGAGCGACCCTGCATATCGTGAACAAGTTGAGAAGCGTATCGCTGTCTCGAACGCATTTTAATTATGAGTATAGAACTAATAGCAATGCTTGGTGGTGGCTTGAGTGGCTTCGTTATGAAGATGCTTGCTGCCCAAGCTGAATCACAAACTCGTCTCCTTGAGATGCAGTTGGCTAAACAGAAAGCAGCTGATGAGTCCGCACAACAAGCTTCAGGACGAGGCGGTGTGTGGGTAAGGCGAACGTTCGTATTGTTCGTGCTATTCGCTGTTATCTTAGCTCCATTCATTCTATCACTTTTAAACACTCCTGTTACTATTGAAAAGGAAGCATCCAAAGGGTTGCTCGGTTTCTTAGGACTAGGAGGTGGTGGCTGGAAGTCTCTGGAGGGATTTGTAATCCTTCCTGAAGTTAGGCAATCCATGCTCGCCATTGTTGGCTTCTACTTTGGAAGCTCTCAAGTAAAATAATTTCTACTCTAAGTTTAAAGTAGCGACTGAGCCTGATACGTCAGACAACTCATTGATCGTAAAATATACAAGGACTGAAAGACCACAATACTAACGAGAACATTCTGTTCTCACTAACTAATAAAACATAAGGAAAATACTATGGCTAACGGAGACTTCTCCCCAACTCGTAGTGGTTTAATCCAAGGTGGGTCTGATGTAGATGCACTCTTTCTGAAAGTTTTCTCTGGTGAAATTCTTACGAGTTTCTCTGAGACAAACGTGATGAAAGACCTGCACATGCTTCGCACGATTTCTTCAGGGAAGTCTGCGCAGTTCCCAGTCTCTGGAATTGCTACTGCTAAATATCACACTGTAGGCGAAAACATCGTCGAGTCCGACTCTGGCTACTTGTCCAGCATCGGCATGAACGAGAAGATCATCACTATCGATGACGTTCTTGTTTCCTCGACCTTCATCGCTAACATTGACGAACTCAAGAAGCATTACGACGTTCGTAGCATCTATGCTGCTGAACTTGGTAAAGCTTTGGCAAAGCGTTTCGACATCGCAACGATGAAGACTCTCTATGCTGCTTCGCAAGACAGTGCTAACCTCAGCAACACTCCTGCTGGTGCAAGCATCACTGGTGCTACTACCAACACAGCTGCTGGCATCATCGATGCTCTCTACGCTGTTGCTGAAACTCTCGACAAGAACGATGCTCCAGATGAAGGTCGCTTTGCGATCCTTGCTCCATCAACTTACTACAAGTTGCTGACATCTGACAACGTCGCTATCAACAAGGACACTGGTTCTGGCGGTAACGTCAACGCTGGTACTGTTGCAAGCGTTGCTGGTATCAGTCTTGTAAAGAGCAACCATCTTGCAGACATCGCTGACTTGGGTGACCAGTCGGCTGTGGCTACTGATGACGGTTCGACAAACAATGACGTATTCGGTGCTAATGGTTCTGGTTACAACGGAGACTTCTCTGCGTTGACAACTGGTTCTGGTGCATCTCTTGAATACGGCATGCTTTGCGGTACTAAGGAAGCTATCGGTACGGTCAAACTTCTTGATCTTGCTACTGAAAGCGAATACCAAATCGAGCGTCAAGGTACGCTGTTCGTTGCTAAGTATGCAATGGGTCACGGGGTTCTCCGTCCTGAGTGTGCTGTTGCAGTGAAGCCTGCTTAACGATTACTCAAGCCCTGCCCCTCTTCGGAGGGGTGGGGTTTTTTTTATTACAATGGCAAAAAGAAAAGGACTTAGTTTAAGAAAGGAACACAAATCCAAAACAGGTGGTCTCAGTAAAAAAGGAAGAGACTACTATAACAGGAAGACGGGTTCTAATCTTAAAGCTCCTCAACCGCAAGGCGGTGCGAGAAAGCGTTCATTCTGTGCAAGGATGAGTGGGGTCAAAGGACCAATGAAGGACTCCAAAGGTAGACCAACTCGCAAAGCTTTAGCGCTTAGAAAGTGGAAATGTTAATATGAGTTTATACAAGAATATCAACCGCAGACGTAAGCTGGGCATCAGCCGTCCCAAAAGCAAATCAACTGTAAGCAACAAAGCTTATAGCAACATGAAAAAAGGTTTTCCTAAAAAGAAAGATAAATAATGGCAACTTTAACTTCTCAACTAGAATCCGTTAATGTGATGCTAGGTCACATTGGTGAGTCACCTATTAATACACTCACAGGTTCTTTACCTATTAGTGCTACCACTGCTCTGGCTGCTTTGAATGAAGTAAGCAAAGAGGTTCAATCTGAGGGCTGGCACTTTAACTCTGAGAAGAACGTCACCTTATCTCCTGTCGATGGAAGCATCACTGTTCCTACGGACGCTGTCCAAGTAGACACTGATGACAAGTCATTGGACATCATACAAAGAGGTGCAGTCTTATTTGACCGTGCCAACAACACAACCACATTCACAAAGAGCATCAAGGTAAACCTACTTCGTTTACTTGATTGGGACTCTTTACCAGAAGAAGCTCGTAGATACATTACACTACGTGCCTCTAGAATTTTCCAAGGACGGACTGTAGGTTCACGTGAGCTTGAAGCATTGATAGCTCGTGATGAATACCAAGCCCGTGCTAGACTTGAAGAGTCTGATTATGGCAGCTCTGATAGAACTATATTTGACAACTACGATGTAGCGACAAGAATTGGTGTGAACCGTAACTACGATATTTAATAATGCCTTTAATCAATACAGCAGTCCCCAACCTTATCCAAGGTGTATCACAACAGCCTGACGCTACACGTTTTGCTGGTCAGTGTGAAGAGCAGGAGAACGCTCTTAGCTCTGTTGCAGATGGACTGAAGAAACGCCCTAACACTCGGCACGTTGCTAGGTTGCTTGAGGAGGCTATTGATGAGAACAGCTTTGTTCACTTTATCAATCGAGATGATAACGAGAAGTATGTGGTTATTCATACTGGTGATGGAATAGAAGCTTGGAACGTCGTCTCTGGGGTTAAGTGTTCCGTTAATGGTTACACCACACCGCTTACTCCACCTAGTTATCTACAAACAAACACTCCTCGAGAAAGCATCAAAGCTCTCACGGTGGCTGATAACACCTTCATTGTTAATAAAGAAATCATCGCTTCTCTATCACAGACTAAGACGCCAGCGCTCGAAAAGAAGGGTTTTGTTTATATTGCTCAAGGCGATTATGAGAAGAAATATGAAGTCACTATTGGAGGTAATATAAGCGGAGTCGTTGCTTCTACTGTGGCTACCTTCGATGTAACAGTAAGCGATAGATACTATGGTAGTGGATGGGAAATATTCCACATTAGCGCTGTATCCATAACAAACGCTGGGGAAGGGTATCCCGCTGGGACGCCCACCACACTTACCTTAGACATTGATTTCGGAGACCTTGGCCGCTATATACAAGGGCAATGGACTTACGCTAACATAGTGGTTCAACCTGTTGTTGAAATAACATTAGTGGATGATGGCACAGGAAACGGCACTAAGAAAGTTGGGAGCGTAAGCATTACCCAGCAAGGTCTTTTTGGACAACACGACACGCAAGTATCTGGAGGTGATTTCGCCTTCGACTACAATGCAAGCGTGTCTTTAGCAGTGCAAGGGGACATAGCGACAGGGGCTACCCATGTATTTTCAACAATCGGCACACGGAACTCTGTCTCAGCAGATGCCTCTACAGACAACATTGCCAAGTCGTTATTAAATGACAGTTACCAATCTGGTGTCTTTAATACAGTAGCTTTTAATACTGATACGATATTTGACCCCGCTGGTGCTAATCACTTAACAGCAACCAGAGAAGGATATACAATAATCATCGAGCATAATGAGGTTGAGGGTGATTTTTCCTTAACTACCGATGATGGGTTAGGCGGAAGCGGTATCAAAGGTATTTACAAACGCACCAACTCACTAGCGGATTTACCTACAAAAGCTCCTAATAACTTTGTAGTAGAAGTCGTAGGAGATGCGGAACTAGACCAAGATAATTATTGGGTGAAGTTTACTACCAATAGCGGACTAGACTACGGGGACGGAGCTTGGGAAGAAACCGTAGCTCCTAATATATCTGAAGGCTTTGACGTAAACTCTATGCCGATGACTATCCGAAGCACTAACCTTAATACACTTGAGGTTGTTGCATTAGACTACGCCAAGCGAGCAGCAGGGGACGAGGAGACAAATCCAAATCCATCATTTGTTGGTAAATCTATCAATGACGTTGTATTCTTTAAAAATCGCTTAGGATTTATTACCGATGACAGTGTGGTGTTCTCCGAAGCTGGGGAGTTCTTTAACTTCTACAGAACTACGGTATCCTCACTACTCGACTCAGAGCCTATCGACATCACTGTTAGTAGCACCAAGGTCACTAAGCTGAAGTCGGCTACTATCTTCCAAGAGAACTTAATGCTGTTCGCGGATAACGTCCAGTTTGTGATGAAAGGTGGAGACTTGTTTACGCCTAAGACCGTCTCAGTGTCTCCTACAACTAACTTCAGTTTGGATGATTCAGTATCGCCTACTCCTCTAGGTTCCTATGTCTACTTCCCGTTTACTCGTGGGTCTTACACAGGAATCCGTGAGTTAGCTCTAAGTGCGAATACAGAGACCTATGATGCTGTAGAAGTCACCGAGCACGTTCCCGCTTACATTCCTAGTAACATTATCGCAATGGCTGGAACTACATCAGAGGACGTTATAGCTCTCCTCAGTGCTAACGAGAGAGGCTCCCTATACATCTACAATTACTTCTGGAACAACAACCAGAAAGTCCTGAGTGCTTGGTCTAAGTTTACCTTCACTGGTGAGATACGAGGCATCGAGTTCATTGACTCTACGCTCTACGCAGTCATAACCAACAACGGAGAAACGAACCTTGTCGAGATGCCTCTGGAGTCTGGTCTATTGGACGCTGCTGGTTATGTTACTCACCTAGATATGCGAGTAGCAAATACAGTTACACACGGTTCTGATACAATCACCCTTCCTTACACCCCAGCAGATAACTCTGTTGAAGTATACACGACTGACGGACTTAAGCTTAACTGCACTAACTCTGGAGCTACTGTTACTCTTACACAATCGGTTAACGATGTTGATGCAGATGGTAATGACATAGATACAGAAGTGTGGGTAGGTATCCCTTACACAATGAAGTATACGTTCTCTGAACAGCTCTTCAAAGCCAAAGCAGGCAACGGAACGAGTCCCAGTAATGCAGCCAAGCTAATGATACGCAACGGCTCTATCTACTTTGCTGACTCGTCTTACTTCAAAGTTAAAGTCACTCCAGCATTCCGCGACACCTATGAGAACACCTTTACACCTGACGTTGTTGGCTCAACATCAATAGGAAGTTTATACTTAGACAGTGGTTTCTATCGTTTCCCTGTTTTCACAAAAGCACAGGACACTACAATCACTATTGAGAACGATTCAGCTTTGCCCTCTAACTTTCAATCGGCAGAGTTTGAATCATTCATGCACTCTAGATCATCACGCTATGCGTAAGAAAATCTATCAACAAGGTAAGATTTATATATGCGAGTCCGTTGAGGACGACATCGAACACATCTATCCGTTCATGCGACAAGTAGATAAGATTGAGTGTGAGTGTATGGGCTTCACTCCGAAGGAAGCTTTGGAGGTAGCTCTAGGTGCTGACACTGTTACTTACACAGTGTTCGATCCGTACGATATCCCGTTCTGTATGTTTGGAACTGGTTCCCTAAACTACGACGGCGATGGGTACATATGGATGCTATCAACAGATTCAATCTTTGATTGCAAATACGATTTTATAAGAGGCTCTAGGTTTGTCGTAGACACGCTTATTAGTCCACACAAGCAAGCAAAGAACTTTGTTCACAAAGATAATAAAGCAGCCATCACTTGGCTTAAGTGGTGTGGTGCGGAGATGGGGCAAGAGTATAAATTCTCTGACCACCCCTTCTATGAATTTACAATAACTAAAAAGGAGAAAGAATAATATGTGTCCAATAACAATCGGAGCAGCTTTTACCGCAGCAGGAGCAACAACGGCTACGCAAGCTGCCGTAGGTAGTGCTATCCTTTCAACAGCAATGGGCGGTGCTACTTCTATACTCAGCATCACAGGACAACAACAAGCAGCTAAGGCGCAGGCTCAAGCACAAGCAAACCAAACTAAAGCAGAGCAACAACGTCTTCTCCAACAACAGTCTGCTGAACGTATCAATCAACGTTTCCAAGAAGAGCAAGTTGCTAATCAATTACAGAAGTCCGCTATTAAAGCACGAGAGGCACGAGCAACGGCACGAGTAAGTGCTGGTGAGTCAGGAGTATCTGGTCTCAGCGTCGATGCTCTAATGAACGACCTGACACGTAAGCAAGCTGTTTATAATTATGGACTCACACGACAACTAGAGCAATCCAACATTGCTACGGACTTGCGTATGCAAGACAACGCTCTTGGTTCTTCACAGCGTCTTCTATCTATCAATCAACCAATTAAACAACCTGATTACCTTGGAGGAATCCTCAAAGGAGCATCTACAGGTCTTAATGCTTACGGAACTCTCAGCTCTATTGAAACATAATGGCAAGAAAACAAACTCTTAAATCCCTGCTAGGGGGAAATGACTCACGTGTTGAGGTCGACCTTAACCTTGACCAGCAAGTCTTCCAAGCCCCTACAGTACGAGCTGGTAACTATTCGGTAGCTGCCCCTGTCTATGCCAAGACAAACGCCTTGTCGCAGCTATCAGACTCCCTAGAGAGGTACT